CATAATGCTTCTTGGCGAGAAATATGGCATGATCTGATATGGCTTCACGTTTATAAACAATACGACAATCAGTAGTTTTAAACACTCTCAAGCACCAAGAATAAATGGTATCATTAATGTGTTTTTCAATGTCTTCACAAACCTTCAAAAACTCAGGAGTTATACCATTTTCATCCTTCAGTTTGTAACCGAGATTGTTTAATGGTTCAAGAGAGAAATATCCAGAATCCGTATCACCAGCAACACAGCAATTTTCTGCTTCAGCTTCTGGAATGTTGAAAGTGTTTATGAGATAATCCACAAACACTTTTCGATTCTTTTTGTTGATGGATTGACCTGTTAGGGTGACAGAGTTTGCAATGTCATCATCACCCATGAAGGCGAACTGATTGCCTGTATATCCATAAACGGAGTTAAGACAGATTTTGTATGCGTTTTGGAAAGTGTCACACCTTTGGATTTGTGTCTCCATTTCCTCGATCTCTTCTTCTGCGAGATTTGCTCTATTCTTTTCGAGTTCCCCCTTGATGGTCTTACCCTTATATTTCATGTCCTTTCTCTTGGTGTATAACTCATCCAAGAACTCTGGCATGATGCCTTTAACTTTCTGAGAGAATAAATGACCAGATGATGAAATAGCAGCCTTTTCTTCCCTGATATATTCCAAGAATTTGGCATCTGTAAATTCAAAGGTTCTACCAGTTACGTGCTCCAAGTTAATTTTGTTATCAACTCTTACAATCTTTCCGATCTTAGTTTCTGGTGAGATGTTCAGAGATATCATAACACTCGGATAAAGTGAGTTTGCATCGAAAGATACGACATTATTAGCAAACCCCAATCGGGATTCCTGAACGAAACCTCCAGCATTTTTGCCCTCTCTTTTAGGTCTTGTAAAACTTGGAATATATTGATTTCTCAATCTAGCCTTGATCGCAATTGCGCCATTAATAACAGCAACCGTTTTTACAGCTTGAGTAAGTCCACAAAGACCATTATAGGCGAGGAATCTGATTAGAGAAATATAGTCCAATTTTTTATTCAATTTCACAACCAGTTCAACGTCCTTGATGTTATAATCAACATACGTATCCCAATCGTCTCTGGCCAAATCCCAAAGAGATCCTTCATATTCAATCTTATTCTCGTTCAGTTCCAATTCAGCAACTGTATCCAACTTGGAATTTTCTGGCTTGTCTTCAAGTTTGAACTTGTTATACATAATCATGTAGTCCAAACATGCTATTCCTTCGATTACATATTCTGAAGTCGCTTGTCCAAATTTACCTTGCTTATCAACCTTTTCGTAGATCCTACCAATTGGTGATAATTCATCAGCCCATTCCTTGCCCAATTCAAAGGTAATTCTATTGATTAGATACTTTAAGTCGTATCCATTGGAATTCCAGCCACAAAATACGTCTGGATAATCACTTGAAATGTGTCCAATAAACTTCTTTAAGAGATCATGCTCTGATTTGCAGTGATAATAGTCCACATTATCTTTCTTAGGTTTGTAAGCCTTAAGACCGAAAGTGGTATATCTCTCGGTCAGAGAATCAAAACAAGTAATTAGATTAATTACAGCATCTGCTGTTTCCATATCTGGGAACTTATCCGGCAAAGGGTTCTCGATGTCGATATAACAAACCTTCAACGGGTATTGAGAGAAGTCATCTTCTTGATTATTCAGGTAATAATTATCCACCAAGAACTGTTGATATGGTGGGAGATTCTCAAATATCCTTTTGATTCCCGATTCCTTAACAAACTTATTTCGATCCCATAATGTCTCAAACTCCCTCTTCTTTAGAGGTGTTCCATAAATGGACTTGTCGGTTCCACGCTTATCTTCTAATTGTAGATAAGGCTTGAAATCCAACTCTTGAAATACACGGTTTCCCTGTGCATCCCAAGTCCACAAATGGATTGACTTTGATTTGTTGTTATAGACGCAGTTTCGATACATTCCACTCGCAAGATAGCACAGAAATTGGGCTTGTCAATTCCACTTTTTTAAATAGTGGCGTTGTGATGATCCGAACGGCAGATCTAGTGCTTCCAAGAAACAACCAATATTTTCTGGAACTTCCAAGAATCGACTTGCGCCAATCTTTCTAAGTTCTGGAAGAAGTCTGTAATACTTCGCCTTGTTCTTATAGTTGAGAAGATTCTCGATTTTGGCTTCTAATTCATCAGCATCTTTAAAACGTAGGAAATCGGGCGCATTCGCATATGTTTCCATATCCTGACACAAGCAAGGAATTCCCAATTGTGCAGCTTCGATGAACTTTATGTCTGATTTGCTCTTATTAAATGGAGTGTCCATTAATGGAGCAATGAATAACTGAGCGTTTAGAGATGCCAAAAACGAAGGATACATCAAAAGGTTAACCCAAGGATGGAATTCAATCTCACGCGCCTTGATATATGGATCTAATGGTGGTGGATAAGTTCCGATGAATACAAATTGATATTTGAAACGATTATCAACAATGAACTTGATTACATGTGTGAAATCGTCCTGTTGACCTGTGACGTTCTTAACATCAAAGTGAGCACCAGAACCAGCGTAAACGATTCGAGGTCTTTTCTTATTCTTATCATAATTTTCAATATTCTTGGTGTAATTGTATTGATGACCGATCCACCAGTAAGGCATGAAGTTTGGAACGACAGTGATTTCTTTCTTTCCGGTCTTCGCTTCGTATAGATCTTTCATATACTTACAGGTTACAGTAACCTCATCACAGAGATTAATCATATCAATGCAGTTTTGACGAACCTCATCAGTATCAAATCCATGTTTTGATACATTATAATCGGGAATTTCTTCGCGGAATACAACATCATCAACCTCATAGATCATTTTAAATCCAAATTCCGGTTGTAAGGACTTCAGGTATTTGATGAACTCTTTTTGATGAGGTGCAGCTTGTCTTTGAAGAGTTACAGTTTGAATTCCATGATAAAATCCTTTCTCACCAACCATTTTGGTAAGGTCTGTAACATCACCGTGTCCCGTCATTCTAATATGATTAGAAACAAATCCTCTACGATATGCCGCACATCCATCATTTCCAGCCATGAAGTTAATATACCTACGACCAAGATCATTTGGTATATCTTGAGCTACTGCGCGTTTAACATTTGCATTAGGAAAGGGAGATGCTGGGAATGGAGATGCGAACGGACTATTTGCGAACATAATTTAATTATGTCATAGTATTATTTAGTCAACTAATAATTCTGCGAGTTACTCCATTTTCTTTCTCTAGGTTAATAATTTCACCATCAACATGCTTCAAAGTCTCTTTTCTATGAGAAATTGCGTAGCAGGAAAGTCCATTTTTGTCGATTCTGTCTTTTAAAACTTCAATTAGTAGATCTAAACCACGCTCATCGAAAGCAGAATCGAAAATCTCGTCCATGAATTCAACATTGGAAGAAATACCACTGATTTTTTTCTTAATATCCTTGAAAGCCCACGCACACGCGAGATCGACTGTCCTACGTTCCCCACCACTGAAATTCCAGTAAGATATATCTTTACCTTTATCATTGGTGATTTTCTCATCGAAGTATTCGTCAAACTTGCACTTCATTGTCATTCCAAGAGCATTGATATACTTTTGAATTGATGCATTGAGCATATCCAACAGACGTTTGATGATAAAGGACTTGATTCCTTCTTCTCCGAGAATGAATTTGGCAACCTCAAGATCTTCAGCAGCCTCTTTTAAAGCGGTGTAGTTTTCCATCTCTTCTTCTGCTCTAGTTTTTCCATCTTCGATAGTTTTTAGAGTTGCAGATAGAAATCCAGATAGAGAATTTTCATCATCTTCTAGATTTCTCAGAGATTCCTGATATTGGTCAATAGTTCTTTCTAATGTTTCCTTTCTCAGTTTGTCTGAGTTGGAATTTCCGATTGCTGTTTGATTTTTGGCGATCTTTTCGCGAACCCTGTTCTTCTTATCATCGCATAATGCTCGTTCGTCATTCTTACCGATGATTAGAAGATTTAGTTCGTCAATTTGACTCTGTAATTCTTCCTTTTGGGAGTTAATGAAATCTATATGAGTGTGTGGGATCTCCTGTAAACACTTATCACAAGATGACCCACCAATATCACTGGCATTTAACAATTCAGCAATTTTTACCTTTCTGGTTGCTTGTAAATCCGATATTGCGGTTTGAACCTTTGCAATAATTCCATCGATCTTAGTCCAAATATCATTCAGTTTAACATTTTCCTCTTGTAGAGGAACTATGTCAATAACTTCGATGTCGTTAGCTTCTTTAGTCAAAGTCTGAATCTTAAGAACCAATTCAGATTTCTTACGAGCGAGGATTTCTTCCCTTTCATCAATCTCCTTTTGTTGAGATTCATATTGGGATTGTAAAGATTTTAAATTCTTAGATATTTCTTCAACCTTAGCCAAGGAAATAGAACTATCAGCTTTATTTGATCGAATCTCATCTTTGAGATCCTTCAACATCTTACCGAATATCTCCAAAGTGAAAATATCCTCAATGAACTTTCTCTTCTCTTCGGGCTTCTTACCCATAAAAGGAGTATTGTCACTTAACGATAAGATATCACATGATTTACAAATTACCGGATTCGATCCAATTAGTTCACAAATATATCTATTGGTGTTGGCGATGGAATCCTTCGCAATATCTTCATCCTCGTCTCCACACTTATACAACTCAACAGTTGATGGTTTCAACTGACGGATCACTTTGTATGTATTAGTTCCGGTATCGGTGGCTACATCAAACACCAATTCAATGCGACCTTTACCTTTGGTGACGTTATTGATTACGAATTCTTTTTTGATATCACGAATCGTGGTTCCAAATAGAGCATAATAGAATCCTTCAATGATTGCAGACTTTCCAGTTCCGTTTCTACGTTCCGGGTTATCGATATTCGTTCCAGTTATGAGGTTCAATCCATTTTGGAAATCAATAGTAAGGGAATCCTTTCCGATACTCAGAAAATCTTGAATTGTTAAACTTTTATACTTTATTTTTCTCATACAAATTCTTTATGAGCTTCTCAACTCGGGTTTGTTTCTCTTCCTCTAACTTCAGTCCACCGATAAACTCTTCCATCGAATCCATAAGATCAATCGAATCGATCTCTTCAACATCATCAACACTTTTAGAAGTGGTATTATATTCGGTGTGGAACTGGAACGGTTTGAACTTGGAAATGAAAGCCTGAACACTCTCAATTTTCTTATCAGTAGCATCGGTATCAACTATTAGTTTGATTATATTGTTTTTGTAATCAACTCCTTTATAAGAATCGAGCTTGGATAGAAGTATCTTCTTGAATTTTGGAGAAACCTCATTCGGAAAGAATTCTAAAGAGTATTCATTGTAGTTGAAATCCTCCAACTCTAAAATGTGATATCCTTTTTCATTTCCAACATCTGAGAAATCCATCGGAAATGTGTTTCCAACATACATGATATTTCCCTCGTTGTATGCTTTAGTATTTCGGTTGTGGAAATGTCCACTAAATACAAATCCCGTTTTCTCCAAAAGCTCGGATGCCATCAATCCATGATCGCAAACTTTGAAATTATTCATTTTAAAATTTTGAATTTCAAAATGTCCAAAGATTATATCGTATTTCTCATCTGGAATCTCAGTGTTCCAAGGAACAAACAAAAGTTTCTTACCAAATGCTTCAACTTCAGTCAATGTATCAACGATTGTTACGTTGGCATGTCCACTGATAAGTCCAAGGCTATGAATGTCCGCACGGTTTTTATAGAATGCATCGTGATTCCCAACAATCATAATAATGTTGAAATCCTTGAGCTTTTCAAGGATCAAGGACGCAACGTGAATTGTCTGAACACTTATTTCAGATCTGTTATGAAAGAAGTCTCCAAGAAAAAAGATATCTTTGATCTTCTTTTTCTTCAAATCCTTAACAATCCAGTCAGCCCATTTAAGTGCAACTTCGTGCCACAATTCCGAGTTACCATATATTCCCAAGTGTAGGTCTGAAAAGATTGCTACCTTTGATGTCTTAATCTTCATTCTGGGCATGATATCACAACATTTTCAAATGTCAATCGTCGTAATTTCCATCCTCGGAATCCTGTTCCAGCATTGGACGAACATAAACAGAACCATGAGTAGAATCCTGCATCTCGTTTTCATAAACAATCTGCTTATATTCCTCAAGTCCATCATGCTGACGTTTCTCTTTCTTAATTCTATTGGAAAAAGCGTTCCATGCGATTTGGTTGAAGTATGAGAACGGGTTAAAGAGAGAATCGATCTTGAATTTCTTATCTTCCAAAGCGGAATACATCTTGATGATTGCATCACCCACCATTTCCTCCTTCCACGACTTCGTGTAATTAATAAACCTCCAATTATAACTAAGACCTTCAGCGATCTTAACAATATTTGTGGCTAGCTTGTCTGTCATAATATCATCCTCATAATATTGGGTCAATTCCTCACGGAATAGTTTGGATGAAACGTAATAGGCTTCTTTAACTTCTTTTGTGGTCTTCATGCTGTTGAATTAAATGTTTTCCTCCCTCGAAAGGTTCGATGAGAATTACTTTGGAGTTGTTGTTGGAATTTAGAACGTGTTCCCACTTCTTCACCAACTCTTCTCTTCGGTCAGGTGTTAAATCTTTATCTCGGTCTGTGTCCATGTGTGTTGTTCTTCTTCGTAGAAGGCTATACGTTCATCGAGGTGTTCCATAGAATATTTCATGTTATCACAGATGTCGAATATTACAAGCTTTTCTTTTGATTCGTGTAATCTAACTCCACGACCGATTGATTGTATGGTTCTGATAAAAGACTTCCCACCAAAAGTGAACATGACATAATGTAGATTCTTGACGTTAATACCAGTTGAAAAAATTGAAGACATGGCGATTACAATGATATCATCTCTACGCTCCATGAAATCGATTATCTTTTGGCGATCATCAACTGGAACTTCCCCCGAGATAAAATAACACTCTTTGTTGTGTGTATCGCAATACCTAAACAATTCTCTACCATGTTCCAAATGATTGACCAAAATCAGAACATTCTTTTTAAGTTTGCTTGCAATGGTTCCAATCAGTTGATTTCTTTCTGGCAACTCTTCCAAATACTCCACTTCCCTCTTGTATCCAAACTTGAAAACCTTTGGATGGATGATTTTGATGATTTTTACATCCGTATTTGTAAGATACTTCTCATCACGAAGTTCCTTTGAGTTTTTCTCAAAGATTGAAGGACCGAATGTTCCGATAATTTTCCAAACATCCATCTTATCCTTTGGAAGAGTTCCAGTGAATCCGAATTTGTTTGGTGTTTTGATCTTGGAAATTATCTTGGACATTTCATTACCAAACTTTGTCTTGTGACATTCATCAGTAAGAACAAAATCCACATCAATCAGATGTTTATAGTTCCCGAATTGGGAACAAAGATTCTCAGTGTTTACAATAATAACTTCGGTGTCTTGTAATGGAGAAGTCTTATTCCCTTTTGTATCCATTTCTCCAGTCCACGCGGAGAATGTGAATGAGACTTCGTATTCCTTGAAGTCTTTTAGCAACTGATGAACAAGACCAGTGCCGGGAACAATAAGTAAACAACTAAGGTTCCCTTTGGAAATTTTAATGTTTTCCAATAACGATGCTTGGACAAGAGACTTACCACCACCAGTTGCCAATACAACCGTCCCACGACCGAATTTGAGACACTTCTCAACGGTTTCCTTCTGGTAGTCTCGCAATGGGTATTTAAGCGTGTCTATGACTCTCTCAGAGCTTAATCCGACTACCAGATTTTTTTTGAAGTTCTCAGTGAACTCAATTTCTGTAATCTGTTCACTGATTAAAAACTTGCGAATTTCGTTATAGATTCCAAAATCGAAATTTCCAGTTGGTTGAATACAAAATTGTCTCTCAGGTATTTTCTGAGTAGATCCCTGCATCTTCAATTTTCGATTGGCAAATCCAGCAGATGCATTCTTTACAGAAAAATGATTACGAATGAACGTAAGGATGTCGTTATCACAGATCAACTTCCCTTTTCTTTTCTTTGCATCGTAATCGAAAGTTATCATTCGTTCAATTGCTTCCATGAAATGATATTCTTGATATCATTTCCGATGAAGACCACATTCTTCACTATGTATTCGAGATAATTTATAGCTGCTTCGACATCGTGAAGCTTCTCATTGATATCGTCAATCTTTTCTGAATTTTCGAGACTATCCAAGGTTTGCTTATTTAGTGTAACGATACCTTCGTTGATCAATTTCTCAGTAAGAGCTTCTTTCAGCTTTTTCTTCTGTTTGGTGAGGACTCGTTTTTCGTGAGATTTCTTTGCAAGCTCCGTCACCCAATAATGTTTCTCTTGTGATGAAACTGTAACTGCAATCGTCTTAGAACCAGTGTCAATGTAAACCATATCTGTCCCTTTAACCAAAGAAACATTAACTCCTTTTGATTTTAGAAAGTCAATTAGTTCCCATTTTGGATCACCTTGGTAATTTGGATCGAATTCTTCGCAGATTGTAAGAAATTTACTCATAATTGTATTTAGCAGACAATTAGCATCTTGTTTGCAATATCTTTGAAATATGTATCAGTAAGTGCCTTATATCCTTCCTTTTCAAGATACTTTTTGATATGTTTAAATGTCTTGGGTTTAGATTCTTCTTGAACGAATAATTCAAATGCATCTACTGTAGTCGTGTTACCTTTTATTACTTTTAGAAATTCTGAGTGTGTCCAAATACCTTCATAAAACTTAAACCCAAAAATTTTCTTCATTTTTGTCATGAGATTATTACGAAATGGATCTTTGGTGAGAGTATTGCTATAAAATATCATTTTACAATTGTGAGGATTCTCCATAATAAAGTCACATAAGATTGTAATGAAGAAATGTGTGAATATCTTTTGATTATCTTTCTTAGAAAAATCAAATGTTAAAGGTAAACCGCAATTTACCAGATACTTTGAAACCATTTTATTTGTTTCATATGAAATACGCCGAATTAAACTGGCAACTTATGACCAATGCATTACTAGATCCTACATACTACAATGGTATTATAAACATCAGGTTGGTAGGTCCAAAAAACTTTATTGACAAACCAAGATCACTTGATACACTCAATTTATGAGTATTTTCGCCAAATATAACATCTACATCTATGATATAGACCAGTTATTTATTAAAACAAATAAAATGGTTTCAAAGTATCTGGTAAATTGCGGTTTACCTTTAACATTTGATTTCTCCAAGAAAGATAATCAGAGATTCCTTTAATCTCTCGCCACAATTCTTTGGCCTCCCATTTTAGATTCAACACCTGCCTGCCCCAAACCTCCCATTTATAGGCTCTCCAGATATTCCGTAAGCGGATTTTAAGTTCTTTCATAAAACCTTTTAAGGTAGGGAAGTAGAAAGAAGTTTTGATGCTTTTACTCCGCATATTGCACCCAAGAGGGCATTTCACTTGACCCACCACGGAGCAAACGGGGTCAAGTGCGCTTCTTCTTCTAACCAATATTTCGCTACTTCCCGTAACTGCCTGTAGCCGTTAGTCATTTCGTGGGCTAATCACCTACAAACAGTCACCGAAACGCGAGAGTTAATCTGATTTTAAATGTTCTACAATTGCTTCTATTACATTTACCGTGACGGCATTTCCGAGACATTTGTATCTCTGAGTATCTGAAACCCCCTCTGTCCAGCCATCAGGAAGCCCCTGCAAACGCTCACATTCCGTTGGAGTTAATCGGCGGATTTTCATGCCCTCAAACAATAGACTGTCTTTCGCTATTGCCTGAGAAGTTATTGCTCCGATTATATCACTATCTTTTGGCACAAGTTCTCTATGGCCATCATTGAAGGGCGTTAAGTCTTTGCCGTTCTTTTGGGCTTCACGTCTAAACTCTTTGCCTTTTTCTGTTCTACGCCATTGAGCTGGTTGAGCGATTTTCGGCTGTCTGTTCCCTCCCC